ATTTTTCCTCCATTGAATTTTATGTTTCGCATCTTAAAACAGACGAGGGAAAATAAAATGTACATGTCGCTGTTTCTGGACCCGCCTCGAGAAATTTTTATTATTTACTGTTGTGTAACAAGGTTATAACGCCATCTGAGCCATTTTCTGATAATTCAATCTGTCTGCTGTATCACCGGGCAAGTGGTATTGTTTATTACGATAAAAAGCGGTGTCAGTAATCATTACGGCGGGAATATCGTGTTGCCAATAATTCAGGTGGTCAGAGAAATCAATACCGGGAATAAACCATGGGGCATTCATAGAATAAACAGATAAATCCCGGGATGATAACAATGCCGTTTTTACCTGACGAACGGCGTTGATATCCTGTATTCTGCCGACCAGGCAATAAAGTCCCCCCGATCGGGATAAAGCCAGGACATTGCGGGTAAGGGTAATCCTGGCTACCAGGCGCAGAGTCGTAATAGCCAATCGGGGACGCCCTGCGCGGTAACTCTGGCACCGCTACTGACAAAGAACTCTTTTATATACTCTACGGACCTATTCAGATTATCAATATTGTCGGCATTACGTGGATGCACAGTTTGTGTAAGATAACGAACTGTTTTTTCTAATTGCTCAGGACTGACGTGTCGGGGCGTTGGCGATAATGCAGTGACCCAGGGTTGGTAAAAATAATCAGAGGGAGTGAAATCAGAAATAATATAACAAAAGGAGCGCGAAAATACCGTCAGCATGGTATTGCGGGCGGTCATCGTCTGCTGGTTGGTGATCCAGAAGGTTTTATAACCCGCCTGTTTCATCATGTTCATCAGCGACGGCTGCGTCAGATACAGATCCGGGTTCTTTTCATTGGCAAAGGTCAGCGNNTNTATCGCGCTGATTTGGCAATTGTGATGATAAAATAAAGTGAAGTTTTTTCACTTTTTCAAAGGTGTTTTATGACTGGCTGGGAACTGCGAATCTGGCGAAAAAGCATGCTCTGGTCACGCGAAAAAGCGGCCAGAGAATTTGGCGTGACGCAGAGAACATGGCACGCCTGGGAAAATGCGGAACAGGTGGACGTCACCGTCTGGAGGACCACCCAGGCACTTTCAGTCCGTGACCTGCTGCCTCACATGCAGGGGATGCGCAAGGCAGATATCATCAGGCGTCTGGAAAATGAACTGGGGGAAACGGCAGAGGATGTGTGAGCGTGATTCACAGCCTGGCAGAATGCCAGGCTACTGCTCATCAGGAAACAGTTTTTTCAGTTCTTCACCGGAAAGTCCGGCTGCCTCCTGAATCCGTTCCGGCGTCCAGCCCATATCCCGCAGCCGGCAGGCTGCTTCCCGCGCCACTTCAAGCGCACCTTTCTTAAAACCTTCTTTAAAACCTTCGTCGAAACCTTCGTCGAAACCTTTCTGTATAAGACGTTCTGCAATCGTCATACTGTTTTCTCTGCTCCTGCTGGCAAAAGGCCCGGTATTTTGCCGGGCTGTGAGGTTCTCATCAGTGAATGATTTTCTTCAGTTCAACCTGCTCGACACCCCGGGGCACGAAGACTTCTCGGAAGATACCTATCGTACCCTGACGGCGGTGGACTGCTGCCTGATGGTTATCGACGCTGCAAAAGGTGTTGAAGATCGTACCCGTAAGCTGATGGAAGTTACCCGTCTGCGCGACACGCCGATCCTCACCTTTATGAACAAAGACCAGCGATCGGTGAGATCGTGCCGCCCGGCGTCGATCAGGGTGATCGCGTCGTTAAACTTCACTACGCCGCTGCATGGCTGGCGGCGATACTGCGGCGAGCGCCGCGCTCTGGCGCAGGCCGCGCACTCGCAGCCCCATGCCGGAACGCCCTGTGCGCCGCCAGTGCCGGTGAGCGTGAGGGTNAGGCCANNTCTNCNTCTCGCATGTTCTGCATGATGATGCGACGGCGGCGGTAAGCCGGGTCCGCCAGATTCTGCGGATCTTCATCCGGCAGGCGACGCAGGGTCATCTGCGGATTCACCTCATGCTTGGGTTTGACATATCCCGGCGTAAATTCAGAGGTGGAGCCGCCACGGGAACGGATAACCTCACCGGAAACAATCGGCGAAACGTACAGCGCCATGTTTACCAGTCCCGGAATTTGTGAGAGATAGACTTTCTCCGTGGTGAAGGGATAGCTCTCACGGAAAAAGAGACGCAGAAACAGCGGATCAAACTTAAATTTCTGCTCATTTGCCGCCAGCAGCTGGGCGGTTGTGTACATCGACATAAAAAAATCCCGTAAAAAAAGCCGCACAGGCGGCCTTTAGTGATGAAGGGTAAGGTTAAACGATGCTGATTGCCGTTCCGGCAAACGCGGTCCGTTTTTTCGTCTCGTCGCTGGCAGCCTCCGGCCAGAGCACATCCTCATAACGGAACGTGCCGGACTTGTAGAACGTCAGCGTGGTGCTGGTCTGGTCAGCATCAACCGCCAGAATGCCAACGGCAGTACCGTCGGTGGTGCCATCCCACGCAACCAGCTTACGGGTGGAGGTGTCCAGCATCAGCGGGGTCATTGCAGGCGCTTTCGCACTCAATCCGCCGGGCGCGGTTGCCGTATGTGCCGGGTCACTGTTGCCCAGCGGCTGGTAATGGGTAAAGGTTTCTTTGCTCGTCATAAACATCCCTTACACTGGTGTGTTCAGCAAATCGTTAACGGCATCAGATGCCGGGTTACCTGCAGCCAGTGGTGCCGGTGCCCCCTGCATCAGACGATCCAGCGCAGTGTCACTGCGCGCCTGTGCACTCTGTGGTGCAGCTGCCAGAATGCGGCGGGCCGTTTCCACGGTCATACCGGGGGTTTCGGCCAGCACACGTGCCTGTTCTTCGCGTCCGTGAGCTTCCTCACAGTTGAGGATCCCCATAATGCGGCTGTTTTCTGCCGCAACCGCAGCGGTGATCTGCGCGTTCACGTCCGGCTGCGCCGCGCTGGCGTTTTCGCCCTCCGTCGCTTGCACCACGTCAGTAACGTCAGCCTGCGAAGCAGTGGCTGAAACAGTTGTTGATTGAGTCTCTTTGGTCATTCGCCCTCCTGAGAGACGGGATTTACGTGCATCCAGTGCATCACGCATAACGGTGATCGCATCGGTGCTGTTGACAAGTTCATCAGCCAGTCCGGCATCAATGGCCTCCTGACCGCTGTACATTGCAGCCTCGGTATCCAGCACAGCCTGCACGGACAGGCCGGTATATGCCGACACCTTCTGCGCAAACATCCGGCNGGTTGCATCCATCCGGGNCTGCAGTGTCTCGCCGTCATAGGTAATCGGGTTACCGCACGCTTCCGGGTTCCAGCCCAGCAGAGCCTTAAAGAGCATCTGCCGGACATCGTCCACCACATCATACGAGGCAAACTGACCGCGCTCATCACGCCCGTTACTCAGTATGACAACCACGGAGAAGCCCTCTTTCAGCTCCTGCCAGTAGTCGGTCTGGCTTTTGTTTTCTCCCGGAGAGTCATCACCCGGTACCACATACGCCGCCGGGAGTCTCAGCTTTCCGACCTCCGGCAGATTTTTGAACTGTGCCGCGCCTGCTACCCGGTTTTCAAAATACGGGCAGCGGGCACGCAGCGCAGCAATAACAGGCGTCAGTTTCATCTGTGTCGTCGCTCCGGCTTCAGTGATTTACGCAATTCCCGCGCCAGAAAATAGCGTGTCCAGCTGCGGTTCTTTTCAAGCGTTTCCACCATAAAGTTATTACGTGGAGCCAGCCGCCAGCCGCTGCCACCGGATGCACCACGATGATGACTACGACGACGTTTTGCTCCTCCCCGGACACCAAAAAACAGAAACGCCGGATAGAAGTCACCAGAGATCATCCGGTTCCCCTTCCCGTTGCGCTGGTTAGGGGCAATGCGTGTCATAAAACCGGCTCGCTTTTTACTGGCTCTCGGCACCATGTAACCAATCGAACGAGCCAGGCGTCCGGTCTGATAACCGGGGTTTTCACCCGGTGCCGACCGCGCACGGCGCATCACCAGCCGACGGGCATCACGCATATGACGCTGACCAATCGTGACAAACGATAGATTTATAAAATCTTCATTACCGATCCCTGAACTATACTATCTACCACAGAGAAAATTTACTGGGATTTCTTTAAAATACAAAGGAAAAATCCCATATACACCAGCTAGTTCAAAAATGAAATGGGATATAGTACAGTCTCTTTTGCTGAAACAAACATCCTTATTTATATCAAACAACACAATGCAAGGAAGTAGGAGGAAAAACGAGTTCATCATAAACTCAATAATATGGAAAAAAAATGAAACCTCAAATTGCGAATATTCAATCGAAGGAGGTGTTTATGCTCTGTTTAGGTATACTGGTAAGCCTGCTGGCTATTAGACCCTGCTTCGGCGGGGTTTTTTTATGGGCACGGTGCGGGGTGAGTTGTCGGATGCGCTTCGCTTATCCGACCTACAGGGGAGGATATTGTAGGCCCGGTAAACGTGGTGCCATCGGGCAAAATTAGCTCGGAGTAACAGGTTTTGATTATTTAAGGAAGTGATGGTGGTGGGGGAAGGATTACTCAACGCTGCGCGCTTCGCCCTTCGGGTCGTTGCCTGCGGCAACGCTCTCTCGCTGCAAAATGAGTCAGGGAAAACGACACAATCAGGCGCTTATCGCCCTGGCGAGACGACGCTGCGACGTTCTGTTCGCCATGATGCGCGACGGGACTTTTTATACCCCGCAGGCGTCATAACATGCTTGACAACTTAATAGGGGTCCCCCGCTTCAGCCCCGTAAAACGCATCTGACTCCCGCACAACACGCACTTCAGCGGGTCAACCTTTAGTAACCTCTGATACATC